CGGAGGCCATCTGGGCCCGGTGCCTTCGCGCCAGAACTCAAGGGAGAGCCGGCGGGGCGGATTTCAGAATAATCAAACTTAACATTGATCCCAACATATTCGTCAAACTCTGAGTTTCCCCCAAAATAGCTATTAACCAGAACCCCTATTGCATCTGCCCAGCCCTCAATTGTATCCGGAACCACAAAAATTTTCGAAGGAGTGATTCTGCTTGGGCGCGCCGCCAAGGGAAGCTGCGTCACATGATGTTTTTGGACGGAAAATCCGATGCCACAGCCACATAAAAGAAGATACATCAGCTCTTGAAAGGCTCTCGTGCGATTGATATGTCCGAAGCCACAATTATATACTCGTGCATTATGCTTGAAGATGGGAGTACCGCCAAACTGCAAAATTCTTTGAGATCCTAAAACCTCCTTCTTGTGGACAGCAGATTCCGCCTCTTCGATTAAATAAAGAGCCTCATTATTATCCTTGAACTTCTCCCGGTGCATATCAAAAACTCGCGTGACTTGTTCTTTCCAAGTTTCGCGCCTTTGACTCTCCGGAAGGTATTTTGCATATTTCGCAATTCTCGTATATTCTTGCAGTGTGTTAATCGACATTTATTTTCCCCCATCCTTTTTGGTTTTCTTGTATAATTTAATTAATTTCTTCTCTTGTCTCTTTTTAGCTTCTTTCTTGACTTCACCGATGGTTTCACCCGTCGAGGACTGAACGTTTATTGTTACATTCGAGGTGTCCATAAAAATTGGATAAATTAGTCCATCGGGACCATTCCTATTCTTAGCAACAAAAATACGTCCAGTGTTAGCCAATTTGTCTTCCGCCGTTCTGGATATTGAAAAAATAAAATCTGCAACAAAACATTTGTTAAAAGCCTCCGATATTGATTCCATTGTAATAACTTCGGCATTCAATCCAGAACGATTCGTTTGAGAAGCAGTCCAGACACAACAATTGTATGTCTGAGCAATTGCTCGAAGCTGTTCATAAATAGTCTCCAGCTCGTGCCTTTTCTCCCTTAATGTTGAAATTGGTCGTAATAAATCTCCGTAGTCAACGAGAACCATATCGGGCTTAAACCCGCGAGTTGTTAATTTCTCTATGTGATTTTTTAAAGTCTGACAACTGGCGGACTTTGTGGGATATTCCTTTACGATTAGTTGCCCCTCGATCATCTGAACTTTTTCGTAAATTTCCTCCTTGAAATCCTTCAAATCATTGAGGGGAACATTCGTTATGCAACTGTCAAAGCGAGACCCAACGACTGTTTCAGACAATTCTAGTGTATAATATACCACATTCTTTCCGGCCTTGAGTGCTTGAGCGCCGATGTGGACGAGAGCCATGCTTTTCCCGGCTCCCGTGGGAGCAATGACTACGCCGAGTTCTCCCTGCCCCAGACCTTGGTGAGTTATCGCGTCGATTTCTTCCCAGCCAGTACCAATTGGATTTCTAGCTTTAAAGAGGAAGCGCTGCTCAAAATCCTTCACATAATCATGGCCAAAATTGGAGTCTGACCCAAGCTTCAAAGCCTCATTGATAACCTGCGAGATCTCATCGAAGGACGAGTTCTTGAGTAGCTTGACAGACTTGAGCATTGCCTCTTTTAACTTCTGTTTTCTGCAAAAGTCCAGAGAGGTCTCGATGATATATTCGGAGTCCTCGATTCTAGACTTGGAGATTCTGGCGAAGAAGCCCCGAAGCTGTTGTTGGACCGAATCATTCTCTTCGGAGATCTCGGTTCTCAAAATGGAGGTCATAATCTTTTCTGTCGGATGGACAGAATACTTTTCCCGATATTTCTTGACTAACTGAACAAAAGTCTGGAGATATTTAAGCTACCAGAAAATTAATAATTCAAAACCTCGAACATCTGATCAGCAAATGGCCTATCGACCAAGATCAGATGACATAAAGTTTCCTGAAAGTCTTTACCATATTGGCTAAAGTCCTCCTTTGGCACTTGAACCCCCCCTTATCTATCTTAATATAACACGAGAATCTCTGCCTGTCAAGCTTTACTTGAAATTCTTTTGAAGGTTGAAAATAGATCGGACGTATCCCAGTTTCCAAAGCCATCTTCGGCCATACGTTTAATTACTTCTGTTTTGTTAAATTCTGGAGTGAAGTTGTCAAGANTGTGTTTTACCTTGTTTTTATCGTTTAGGGACATGGTTGGCGCGTAAAGCTGCATAATTTTATAATTCTCCTCAATCACATCTTGAGCTTCACAGATAGAGGCAAACGCCTTGAGGCCGGTGTTGTCATTTTCACAGAACTCAATGAGATCGCTGATTGTCACCGATTTCTCTTCGGCGAAAAACGGGAATCTCTTGGAGATAGTCCCGAGACCAACGCCCCTTACTCCCGGAAGATTATCAGACTTGTCTCCGGCCATGGCCCTAGCAAGTGCGAAATTGGTCGGATGAATCTTGAACTCTTCCAAGATCCTTGGCTTGTTTACAAACTTCTTCTGTATGGGTCTATAGAGGACCGTTTCATCGTCGCAAAGTTGAAAGAAGTCCTTGTCGCTCGAAACAATAATCTTTTCCCAACCCGAATATTGCGGAGATTGAGTTACATATGAGATGATATCATCAGCCTCGACGCGGTCTGCCATCAATTGGATAACAGGCATGAAGTTGAGCATCTCCATTAGACGATACTGTTGCCAAACCTTGTTTTGCATCTCTTCGTCTTTTGTAAGTACTCGGACATCGCGGTTGAGCCGGATAGGCTTGCGCCCCTCCTTATAGTTCGAGTTGACCTCTTTTCTGCGGAGGGATCCTCCGGCGCCGTCCCAAGCGATAATAATCTCATCCGGCTTCATCTCTCGGCAAAGCTTCTGAAGAATCCCAAGGAACCCCTTATAGCCGCCGATTGGTTGCCCGTTCTTCGAAAGGCTTGGATTAACAATGTACGCTCTAAAATACGCATTGAGCGCGTCAACAATCATTACTCTTTTCATCATATTTTTATTATACCCTAAGTTGGGGTGCTTGTCAAGAGAAAATCCACATATCTGGACATTATTATATCCCTAGACTCTTCATCGGGCGAATTCATCCATGCCCACACCCAAGTTTTTTTGAGATTTTCAATATCCTGTTTGTGAATAGAAATCTCATCTTCAAACATTGCTATCTGAATTTCAGAAATTTCTGGTAATTCTACGCCCACCTCGTTGGCGATCCTATGCAGAGACAGGATTTTATCCTCGTTTGCTGCCTCGGTAGCTTCCATAAATTTCTCCTCCTTCTTTTCTTTTTCCGGAAGGGGGAGGTCGATGAGCTTATCCGGGTGGGTCACTGTTGCTATTTTTTTGAATAGATCTCTAGTCTCTTTTCTGGTTGGCTTTTTTTTCTTGGGGGCAGCCTGTTTTGGCTTTTCTGCCGGGGGGCGCAACTTATCTATTGCGCCCAGATCCCTAGCCTTATCATCAAAGCTCTTGGAAAATTTGTCCATCTCTAAATCGAGTAGGGTTTTATGATATTTTAAATCATCCTCAAGAAACTTAAGCTCCGAAAGGAGCTTATCATATTTCATTTTCAAAAGATCATCGGCCATACTACCAAGTAGTTTGCCGGCTGGGCAACGGCAGACTACTCTTCGTCTTCGTAAAAATCTGCCGCTTCTCCAAGTCGATTATCAAACTTATAAATCACTTCCTCATCAATGATGTGGTATACTCTTTGTCGAAATTTGTCATCTTGCATTTTCTCAACCCACTTCGTTGCCTGAAACTTCTCTGTTGAGCCATCTTCGAAGACCATAGTATACCAAGCACCCGATTGGATGATGTTATCTGAACCTTTCACGGCATCAAAAAGGGATTCATCGTCCTGAATTGCCACAGAGTCACCGCCCCACAGAATTCGGAAGTTACACCTTCGACCTGCCGTGCCAAAGCGAGACTTTTCCAGCTTAACTTTCACTTCGGAACCAATTCGGAAGCCGTTGTCGTCAAGAACGAAGCTTGCTTTTGCTTTACGTCCCGTGAGCCAGATTCGAAGAGAATAGGCATAACTCATAGCTTTTCCGCCGGGAGTCACATATGGAGTAGTCATTGCCTCGGATGCAATTCTGGTGATGTTTGTCTTCAGCTGATTCAGGACCAGCAGGGTTGCGTTGGCGTTGGCGATAGGGATGGCGAGCTTTGACATGGCTCGCGCTAGAATACGGGCCTTCATNGCCATTTGGGACATTGGNTCNAANCTNCCCTGAACCTCACTCACGGCCGGGGTTAGAGCAAGAGAATCCCAGATAAATAACATCTGATTATTGGAGGCCAGCAACTCCTCGATCGTCTCCAGAACAAACTCTACAGATTGAGCTTGGACGTACAAAAGTTTGTCCAAATCGCAACCAGCATTTAGAAGAAATTTTGGATCAATTGCGGATTCTGAATCGAAGTAAACAACGTCCATTCCCATTTCTTGAGCGTTGGCAGCAATCTGCGCGGCCATATACGACTTTCCTGTTGCCTCCAAGCCAGCGATTTCGACGACCTTACCGACTGGAATTCCGGCTAGTTTGCCACGGCAAATAATGGAATCCAGCCACCGAGAACCTGTTGGGATCCATTGTGTCACCTCTGTCGGATTAGCCTCTTTGAGATCATGGGCGACATTCATACCCGCCTTTTTATTAATCAACTTTCGCATTTCTTCCATCGAAAGTTTGCCAGCTGATGTTTGATTTTTTTGTCCACTTAATTCTCCTTAATCTTCGACTTCTAAATATTTAGCATTCTTTTTCTTATCAAAAATTTTGTCAATCCTTTTGTAATACTCTCTCGATTCCTTGCCAATCCAAACATTTTCTAGACCAGAGCCCTCTTGCATACCCCGACTAATTGAATCTCGTGTGGCGGTTGGTCTTTGGTTGCGCCAACTAACATAACATCTGGCAATCTGAAGGTATATCTCTTCAGATAAAGCTTGCTCTACTACCCCTAGAGTAATATTCGGATCTTTTTGGTTTCTGTAATCTTCCAACAATTGATTTACTTTAGATTTGAATAACTCTCCGGCCTTGTTAATTCCAATCTTCCAGCTGAAGGGATCTAAAGTACTTGTTGATTCCTCTTGATCATCTTTAAAGAAATTGAAAGCTGGTGGATCAAATCGGCGAGGTCCTCCCGAGCCTCTGGCCGGTTTTCTCTTGCGGACCCTACCAGAGGCTCTTGGGGGCCCCGATACCTTTTGCTTACTATTGGATTTGGCAGGCTTGGTCTGACCAATGGAAAACAATTGGCGAGCTTCGGCTTCCACGTTGCTTACTATGGGAGTAGACAAGTTCGCCATCCACCTTCGTAGGTTGTCGGGCATGTTTTCGCGGAAATACTTTGCATAACTAGGAATATCGAGAGCACCATTATTATCATCATCGACAAGGCCTGTGCGTTGGATGGTTGGGACGTACTTGCCTTCTAGTGGCTCGATTATGATTGCTGCATGCTTATCGTGGGTTTGAATTCCAAAACTACGCATCAAAGTTTTTCTACCATATTCAGAAGATGTAGGCTGCATATACAATTCATTTTCATGTACTGTTGCCACAAAGCCGGCAGGATGCTGTGTTCCCACTTTTTTGCCTGCTTTAAATTTTCTGGCGTAATAATGAATTATTGTGCCATCTGGATGCTCGATTTGGCCAGCTACGCATCCCTCGGCTTCCTTGTTTTCATAAGAATTCTTAACGCCCAAGCAGCCCATAACTTTGGTATTTTTAACGAATTCTCCCCCCTCATTATAAATAGCTACACGGATGTCTGGTATCTGATTACTATCCCAAATCTTCTTTTTTAAATGATTGGCGATTTGGTGTCCAGAGTTGGGAACTGTTGTGTCAGAGGGCGAGCATGCCGAGCAGATTGCTGCCCATGTGTCCTCTTCGGGAGTGCTACCATTTAAAATTACCTCTGTTTCAGAGTCTTCATGAGTCCAATCTTCGGGCTTCACGACCTCAATAGGATTGGCCGGATCGTCACCATAAGGCAGAAAACCGTAGTAATTTAATCTTCCTTTTCCGATAGTGAACTCCATATCTACGGTTCTACACAGATATGTTAATCCTTCTTTGTTTCGCGGTAAGTACGAAATTTTTGCACCTACACCAAAATTGTTTTTAGTACCGTGACCAGAACATCCGATCGTCGCGAGATGTTTTACTGCGATTTCATGTGTCAGCGCCTCGCCGCCGATATTTGCGATTATAAGCTTGTTGGGATCATGCTTGCTTTTTGATATGCGTACTTCTGGTTGTGGGCCGTCCTCGGCGTGGGGCGCATCGCGTTGGATTGCTTGAATTCCATTCCAAACGATCTCTCTAACTATTTGGTACGGCTCGATTCCGCGACTCATTCTATCTATTATATTCGATAGGCCGGCTGGGGTTGTCGAAAACGGTGTAGTAGTAAATTCTTCCACTTAAATCTCCATTAAAAAATAAAAATTGGGGGCGCCCATCAAGCGCGACCGGTACTTTTTTTACTGATTTGTCGCAATAGGCGGTGGCGTTTGCGGCGTTCTTTAGCCTCTTCGTGCTTCTTTAGCTGCTTGGCAATCCTTGCAGCCTTTGCTTTCAATTTTCTCTTGGCGCCCTTGCGAGCAAGTCGTGCTCGTCGGCGTTGTAAATATTCTTTTGACACAGCTTTCTCCAGAGTTAAAAAGGGGGCGGCCCGAAGGCCGCCCACCTTGGGGGGGGGTTTNTTAGTTTCCTACCAATTCATTGAACGCACTAACTACGTCAGGAACTGCATTATTTGTTGTGGTGGTGCCACCATCAACGACGACTTCTGAATCATCTCCTTCCAGAGAATTAATGAAACCATCCAATGCTGCCTGAACCTCTTCCTGTGTCTTCTTAGGAAAGAGGCCATCAATGTTTGGGATATTACTCATCAAACGAGAACACTCTTCGTCTCCCCCGACTGCCTCATCACAAAGTGGTGAAGTTCGTCGACGTGGTGTCAACGTAGTCTTGGGAAAGTTCGCTCCCGGTGGCTTTCCATAAGTAAGAGTCAGGTCGGTTCCGTCATCGACATCTGTAATATCTCCATACTCTGGGTTAAGCACCAAGTTAAGCAAAGACTCGTAAGCAGTTTTACCATAGCCCCAGATACGAATACCCTGATCCTCTTCTGTTCGAACCATGACGGGCGAGAAAAAGCGCTGGCGAGGACTCAGGTCCTTGGCAAGCTTCATCGTGTCAGGATCTTGCGTCCGATTAAACTCCTTCCAGAGTTGGTCCTTAAAATTACAGATTGGACAATCCTCTCCGTGATTTTTATTT